TACCAATACATGTTTTCATTGATAAGCGGGGCAGTGATCAGGGTGTCGATGATTCGCCCTTCAGGTTTGATGCCTTCGGCCCTGAGCCAACCGACATCATACATGGCGTTGTGAAAAATCTTGTCACAGGGCAGTGCACAGATGTCCTTGATAAAATCCAATACCCTGTTTTTGGCTAAATTGTAGCCAGCCTCATGGGCAAACGGGAAATATTCTGCGTAGCCTTCGCAAGCTACTGATATACCGACGATTTCTCCATCACCTCTTATATAACCGGGGCCCAAGGTCTTTAGGTTGGGGTCACGGGTTTCAAGGTCAATGGCTACTTCCTTGGCTTCCTTAAACCGTTGCGTTGGAAAAGTATCAGGTGGTATCCATTCTGTGGGTGGTTGAAAAGTTTTAAATGCCATATTTAAGTCCCTCATTTTGTGCGTCAATAAGATAAAGATTTTTTCGGGTTCGGGTCACAGCTACATAGAATTGCCGATGCAAACTGTCAGCGTTGAGCATGGCATTCATTTTTTGGGCAGGGGACAGGTCCAACAGCACCGCAACATTGTCCGCTTCCCCACCTTTGGCTTTGTGAATAGTGGACAAGGCAATGCGAGGCTCGCTTTTCAAGTCCTCACCATTGGCTTCCGCTTTTTCAATGAAGGCCCGGCGTTCTTCATTGATTTTCCGGACAAAAACTTCCTGCCATGTTTTGCCCAAGAATTCTTTTTTGAGTCCGAATTCATCTGCTATTTGTTTTTTGGTCAACTCCCTTTCTTTGTCTTCTTCCTTTCCTGGTTTTCCCAAAAAGCCACGCTTAACTTCGTTCTTGCTCAGGTAACTATAAATACTTTCCAGTTGCCCAATGTTTATCTTTTTCTTTTTGTTTAATTTCTTCCAATTATCTATGGCTTCTACCATGGAAAAACGGATGTAACGAAAATTATTGTGGGAAAAGGGATACCCCTTTTCGATCAGGGTTCTGCGGGTGCTGTAGCCTTCGGCATCACCATTCAGCATATAATCACAGGAAGCCAAAATCAGCCATTGCCCTTCTTTCAAGGGCAAAAAATCCACTGCGTGCAAATAAACCAGTTCCCCTTCATGGTCTCTGGGTGAATAGTTTTTCGGCTGGCGTTTCTGGATGCGTCCAACAATGCGCTCGGCTTTCTTATGCACCTGTTGTGGTATCCGGTAAGACTGCTCAAGCACTATAGTTTTTCCCTGCATACTAATAAACCGGTCAGGACGGGCACCGTTCCATTCATAAATAGCTTGGTCATCATCCCCGGCAATATAAATCATGGGGGTTGCCGCCATAAGTTTCTCAATCAAACGCCAATTCAGTTCCGCCAAGTCCTGTGCTTCATCAACGATCAGCACTTCCAACGGGGGCACTTTGCCTTTTTCCAGAAACTCTATGATCATGTCGGCAAAAGAATAGATGCCCTGTTCTTCCCGATATTCTGCCCACGCCTTTGCCATGGCTTCCAGTAGCTCAGGGATAACGCGGTGCCGTTCCTTGACATCGGTCTTCAGTCTTTCGGCTGAAACGGTGCGACAATTAGCTTTGGCACTTTCAATGATCTGGAAATAAGGGTCCTCCAGCAGTGCTTCCAATGATTTTTTGGTGGTGCCCCGATAGTTCTGGGTCAGTGGAAAACGATACACTTCCAAAAACTCTTTAATATCAACTCCTTCCATCACCCGGGTAATGCCCATGACGCGTTTGCAAAAGGCATGGCTGGTACAAAAATAAACCAGTTCGTCCTTGTCCAATCCAAAACGGATGCGGGCACGATGTTTGCCCTCGTCCGCAGCTTTTACGGAAAAAGAAATGAAGGCAATTTTATCGGGAGGAACGCCCTCGTCCAGGTGACGCTCAATGTGGCGTAGCAAAGTAGTGGTCTTGCCGGTACCGGGAGGGCCAAAGTATTTAATAAATTTCACTCTCCTGTTCTCATAAACAGTGGTGTCTTTTTTCCCATGTAAGCACCGATAACATTAAACTCCATATACTCTATTGCTTCTTCTTCATTCATGTCCCGTTTTAAAATATCAACGCACTTGTCAAAACTGTAGATCACCCGGTCTTCCGAGGCTACCATGTCATAACAATAACCAATGATGGCTTCATCAAAACCGTCCGCTATCATCATGCCTTCTATCAGGTCTCTATCAATCATCTTCCCAATCCTTTTTAGGTTTGTTGATCTTGAAGTCTTTTGCCGTTACCTTGAGTGCCGCAAGGTCCGGGGTTTCCATAACCCAGAGAGAGGTTGCCCCCGCGCCTTTGTCAATGTATTTGGATACTGTCTGGGCTTCCATTTCTTTAAGCTGGTTAAAAATTTCAGCTTCCCTTATGGCTTTCATGCCCTTGTATTCCCTGATATATTTTACCAGATCACGTCCCCTGAACCACCATTCATGGGGTTTACTGTCCTCATTGCGATAGACGGCTCCAGCCAACACCGCAACCCGTGCCGATGATTCGGTGTTCTTGCAAAATTCCAGAATGGCGTCCTTGAGCAAACCTGCCTTGGTCATGTCCGGAGGCACTTCGATTTCCTGCACTCCCTGTAGTAGGGTATTAAGCCTGACTACCCATTCCCTTTTTTTAACATCAGGGGGGCATTCATTCAGGACTTCCATACAGCGTTGCTGAAACATGGAAAAATTATGCAGTTGTCGTGTTTCCAGAACCAATGTCTGGCCTTCAATGTCCAGATGCCATAAGGGAGGATCCGTCAGGTATTTCCTGAGACCGGATAGCTTGACTTCCTTTTCGGAAGGATCAATACCATAGCGCCTCGTCACGCACACACCACTTTGGCAATGGTTTACCAAAGGAGGTGTGGTACACTTGTAACGATAGTCGGATTTTTCCAGACTATTCATCAAGGTATTCAGTTCGGCATGTGAAAGGGCCTTTTTACATGCTGTCTTGTTTACCTCCTGAAGTTTTTCTCGCCACCCCTCGTCCTCGGGATAAACTTTCTTGAAGAAAACCCCATAAGAAAAGAGCGCGTTGTTGCGGGTACCTTCAGGTATCCCGTTCAGCTTCATGTGTACTAAGCAAGGCGGTGCGTGGTCCCAAAAAGAATCTTTCGGAACCTCCCCGTGTTTGTTTTTCTTTACCGGTTTTAGCCGGTCCAGTTCGTGTTCGCTAATGGCTCGTTCATTCACCAGTTTAATAAATTGGCTCGGAGTCAGCGCTTCACCGCTGCCGTTTATGGCATAGCGGGTGGTGTCACGTCCCCCGAAATAGGGCATGTTGAGCCAGTTGCCCGTCTGTTTGTTTTGCGCTATCTGTTTGGACCACTGGTATTGTTTGGGAAAAATCTCGTCCTTGGTGCGACCCATAGCGGCAGCGATCTCTTCGAGTTTGTCCCTGAATTTGATGGCCTCGATAGGTTCCTCGGTAAACAGGAACAGATGCACACCGCCGGATTTGGTCATACAGGGGACCAAGGGCAGGTGCATATCTTTAATTAGTTTTTGTAAGGCTTTCATGTCCACCGGATATTCATCAACGTCAATACAGCCCCATTGACAGGTCTCGTCATCCTTGAGGGGAATGACCCCCAGGGAAACTTCTCCTTGTAGGTGCTGTTGCCAGCGGACCAAGGACAAAGGCTCCTGCAAGGTGCGTCCCCTGCCGTCTTTTTTAATGCCTTTAGTGGTGTGTTTGGTGCCTACTATTTCATAGATACCGTAAGCTCTCTCCAGACCGGAGAAAATTGACATAAACTGTGTTGCTAGTTTGCTCATGCAGGCCCTTGAAGCGGGTCCTTGCCTTTAAATAATTAGGAGAAAGGACAAGGACCCTAAACCGAAACTTATTCCCAGTCTTTAGAAGATTGATTTTCAATTGCGGTTTTTTCTGAGGACGTTCCTGCAAGTTGTGGTTGCATTCCGCCTTCGGCACAAAAAGCAGCGAACTCTTGTCCTTTTTCAAACAGGGCTTTGCCTGCTTTACCGGACAACATTGCATCTACTGCGATATTGTAGCCAAACCAAGAACCCTTATCATTGGACTCTTCCTTAGCGGTGATCCTGTAGAAATAAGCAAAGGAAGGAGGATTGAATTTTCCTTTCTTGCCTGTTTCAAACTGGGAACGCTTCATGTTATTCCATGCTCTGGAATGTTTCAGTTGTGAACCGGACATATTAATAACACATTTGAATGGGTTACTGTCAAGAACCAGATAACCGTATTGGTTGCCTGTGTTTACCAGTTGTGTTTTACGTCCATCGCTGCGCGTTAGAATGTCCCGGAACTGTGAATCACGCTCGGTTCTGTAAATAATATCAGAATTAGCAGGATGCACACCCACAAGTCCACCTCCGTTTTCACGCAGGTTCCATTCAACGTAGTTGCGGTCATACCAGCAAGGGATAAATAAAAATCCTGCCTCGCCATCAATAACCGTGTTGTTCCCGGTGAACAAAAAATCTCCGGAGCGGGCATCTTTATGATACTCGGGCTTTGATTTTTGTAGCACAGGGGACAGTGCTTGTATAATTTGTATGCGCGGAGTGATTAAATCTTCTGCGCCTACTTCGCCGTGTCCCTCACCCACTGCTTTTTCAAACAGGGCGGTAAGGCTGGTGGTAGACTTACTACCATTGCTTTTTGTTGCCATAACTTTTTCCTCTTAGGTTTGTTATTTCGTTATTTTTGTGCGTTGACCTGTGTAAACAGAAAAAAGTTTCTGCGTACCGCTGTCGAACGCGGTGTTGCCACTTTCAATAAGCTCCCTAATGGTAGCCTTGAGGGTGGATGGGTGAACGCTTTCTTTTTGAGAAGGCATCAAGTCCTGTTTCTCAAGAGCGTCCATTGTTTGTGTTGCCAGTTCATCTTCTCCCTTGCCAAAGGTGACACTGACGATGTTCTTTATAATGTCACCGAGATCGTTTTTACGGAGCCAGTAGTGCGCACTGTTCCTGTTTTTCTCGGTAATACGGGCTGAATAGAAAGGCTCAACTAAAATCCTTGAACCGTCATCCATGCGAATGTCAGAAATGCCCATGTTCTGCATCTTTAAAGGAATGGTTTCTTCGGAGAGTTCCCGATAGGCTTCCTTGAGCCGCTTCAAGCGTTCTTCGGTATTGCCGATGGTGCCGCCCAGCCTGAGCAGCTTATCCATATCTTTACTTAGGGAATCAAGGGAACTGTCGTCAAGTTTTGTAACTTTTTTCTCGACAGCCTGTTCAAAAAGGTCGACAATATTTTCTTGTTTTTCTTCGTTTCGTTTCATAGCAAATGTCCTCTATTTCAGGTTGCATAGCCATTATAGATCAGCTATACTTGTGTTGTCAACACCGAATTGACTCAAATAAGGAAAAAAGAATGAGGAACTACGAGTATCAGACCGAACCCTATAAGCACCAAGAAAAAACACTACAAAAATCTGCTCATCGCACGGAGTTTGCCCTGTTTTTGGAAATGGGGCTGGGGAAATCAAAGATTTTATTGGATAACGCGGCCCTCCTGTTTGAAGCAGGAAAAATAAACGCTCTTTTGGTGGTCACACCCAAAGGAAACTTAAGGAACTGGGACAAATTAGAAATACCAATACATTTACCGAGAAGGATCCCATACAAAGTCGTTGTATGGCAACCCAACCACACGGTAAAATGGAAACGGCAGTATTGCCGACTGGTGCTCGAGGAGCATCCCGAAGAACTGGAGATCATGGTAATGAATGTTGAGTCTTTTTCCACTGCCAAGGGAGTCAAGTTTGCCAAGGCTTTCATTTACGGACACAATGCCATGTTGGCAGTCGATGAAAGCACCCTGATCAAGAATCCCAAAGCCAAGCGCACCAAAAATCTCCTTGCCTTGTCAAGAAGCGCCCCTTATAAAAGAATACTGACCGGCTTTCCTGTCACCAAAACGCCCTTGGATCTTTACAGCCAGTGTGCGTTCCTCAATCCCAACCTTCTGGGTTTCAAAAGTTACTATGCCTTCAAGGCACGCTATGCGATTACCAGACAAAGACGCGTAGGCTCACACAGTTTTCAGGAAGTGGTCGGCTTCCACCGCATGGATGAATTGCAGGAAACGCTCAAGGATTTCTCGATCCGCTATACCAAGGACAAATGCCTCGATCTACCACCCAAGGTTTACATGAAACGCCTTGTGGAATTGTCCAGTGAACAGAAAAAGGCATACAAACAGATGAAAAAGGAAGCCTTGATGATGATAGAAGAGCAACTTTATACCACGCAAACGGTGCTTACCCAGATCATGCGTTTGCAGCAAATTGTTGCAGGCAGTATCCGCTCCCCCGATGGGGCTTTGGTGCTGTTACCGAATAACAGGGTCAAGGAAACGCTGTCGGTGCTCGAGGAAATTTCAGGGAAGGCAATCATCTTTGCCGTATTCCAAACCGACATCGAGGAGTTGACAAGGGCCATCGGCGAAGTTTTCGGGACAGACAGTGTGGCCTCTTATTATGGCAAGACCTCCCAGATAAGAAGGGAACAGGTGCTGGAAAAGTTTCAGGACCCCAAGAGCAAGCTCCGTTTTATGGTGTCAAATCCACACACGGGAGGACGGGGGCTGACTTTAACGGCGGCTTCCCACATGATTTTTTATTCCAATTCCTATGACCTGGAATTGCGGATACAGGCAGAGGACCGAATTCACCGGATCGGACAGGCACAAAGTTGCACCTATGTTGATCTGGTATGCGAGAATACCGTGGACGAAAAGATCTTGGCGTCCCTAAAGAACAAGATCAGTATATCCAATGAAGTATTAGGAGAGGCTAGAAAATGGTTTCAGTGAAAGAAAAACGTAACCGTCAAATCAATCTCAGGCTCACTGCCACCGAGCAGTTGCACCTGAACATCTTGGCACACCAACGCTGGCGCAATGTCAGTGAGTATATAAGAAGACTCGTCAATAGGGATTGGGAGCGGCTAAAGAAAATTGAAGGCATCGCCAAGGTCAATGCGATCGTGGAGAAAATGGAGGGGTCCGGGGACCTCTGGCCAGAGGACGTGGAACTGGACGTAGAAAAGTTCAGGAAGTAAATGTTCATAGAGTCGTTCCAAAAGCACCATAAATACAAAGGGTGGTTCTATTATAGGGAACGAAGGGTGTTTTTACGCTGGGATGACTTAATGCGAGTATATGAAGACCCAAAGTGGTTTTATGTTCTGGTTGTCTATTCTCCCGGTCTTCCTGAAAAAGAAGAAAAAGAAGATCCTGCTGATGGTTCTTTTCGCATGGGCAAGGAGAGCAATGAGGAAAGGCTCAAAAAATTCATGGCAAGGACCTCGAAGGAAGTTGTGAAGGAGATTGGGAACAGAGAAAATAACAAAAAACAATATAAAAGGATTGACATATTGGCAACAAAGGAGTAAAAAGAAGTCTACAAATAATAACTACAAGAGGCAAAATAATGGTTATACATAATATAAATGAAAAAGAAGAAGAACAGATCGAGAGAAAAAGGTCCGGGAATCCTCCCGAGGGCCATTCTCCCCTTAACCCAATGGCAGATAAACAAGTCCATATTGTGTGTCCGGAACATGGTCCTTTCCAAATGAGTTGGGAAAACCATATCGGGAACAACAAAGAAAAAATCGCTTACGGCTGCCCCAAGTGCAACCGTGACTGGGTTTTACTGGAATTGTCTTTGTGCCGCGAAGATTACCTAAAGCTGAAAACAGCTTCCAAGGCTTTTCAGACCACGGCCAAAGAACAAATTACCGAGCTTATCAGGGAAAACTACCGTCAAAATGGCGGTTCCTATGAAGTCCATTTGGACGGCAGAGGAGAACAGGACCATGAATAAACTAATCAGGTTCTATGCATGCTTTTCCCATTGCGCCAGCCCCTATACTGAACAGTATGAAATCAGCCTTTTTGCTTTTCTTCTGGAAAAGTTCGGCTTTAAGGAAGCGTTTTTAAACTCCCTTAATAAGAGGTATGGTCTTGACGAGGAAACTCATCCGGAAGAATCCGGGTTCTGGGACCAATGGTACTTTGACGGCTGTGAATATCGCGGCTTTTTTGCTCTCAGAGAAGGTAGAGAAAGAGTCAGCTTTTTTCATGCGGTCACGCGTTTGTTTAAAGCTGTGCCGGTGGTCTATATTGACAGGAGGCAGGGGAAATGAGTAAACAAGAAAACAAAAACAGAGGCCAATACGAAAAGTTTTGTGTGGAAATGGTAAATGAAGACGGAAGATCCTTTTTCGGAGAGTTTGCCGATGAAGATGAAGCCGCAGATTTCGCCAAAGGTTTTTTGGTGCCACATTTTCCGGATGCAGAGTATCTGGTTCACCCCCTTGCCATGGCTTTAAGATTGGCAGACAGTGGTGAGCATTATGTAATAGACGAGGATCTTTTCACTCGCAGGGAGAAGACTAATGGGTAGAGAAATTAGATTCAAGAACCCCAAGGCTCCCGGTACCTTCAAGCAGTTGAAAGGGGCGGCGTGCCATTTAAGTAACATCCTGGCAAAGGATTTAAAACTTGATCTGAAAGAAAAGCCTGGGCGCAGGAACAAACACCAATTACAGGGTGTTATTTATACCGTGATCAAGAAACGTCTTTTCAAGCCGGACAACAAGACCCTTGTCAAGGATCCGTTGACCATGGAAGAAATGAGTTTGTTCATGTCCTGTAAAACTTTTCCCCCTCACCTGTTGATAGAAGTCAAAGAGGGTATGAAAAAGAAACACGGGAAGAGTAAACCAACCGTGATGACCAAGGACGAGTTCTTACAGATATACGGTCACAAAGCAGTAGCCGCTCGTTTAAAAGAAAAAGCGGTCAATGGAAACGGTTTATACAAGATAGAGAAAAATATCCCTGTCCCTAAGCAACAGGGTCGCCCAGGAATAGGCCCCCATGCAGAGATTGCTGCACAGATGAACGTAGGGGATTCCGTTTTATTAAACAAAACAGAAACAAATAAACTGTGTTCCCTTATGCATTTTCGAAACCAAAAGGCGTGCAGAAGGATTCAGGAAGACGGAAAATCATGGCGAGTATGGAGAATAAAATGAAAAAATGGCCCACCTACAAGGACTTCGTTAAAGAGGAGGGTCCGCAACCTTTCCGTTACCGATATGTAGCCAAGTTTGCCGGCAACGAACCGATTCCGGAACCCAAGAAAACCAACGTTAAATGGAAGTTGTGGCTGGAGTACCTGGAAAAAGGCCAGTCAGTACGACTGCCACTGAGCAAGGAAGAATCAAGGAAGCATGCTTCAACGGTGCGCACCCTTGTTTCCCGTTTTAAGAAAAACAATGCGCCCAAAAACTTCGCAGTGCGCCTAGTCGATACTGAGGAATGGACCGGCATCGGCATCTGGCGGATCGAGGACCGATGACCAAAACCATAGTTCCGGACATGGTGAACCACCCCCCGCATTATAAGCAGGGAGAAATTGAGTGTATTGACGGGATCGAGGCAAGTATGTCGGCGGCGCAATTTGAGGGGTATCTGAAAGGAAATGTGTTGAAATATATCTGGAGATATGGGGACAAGAGTAAACTTCAAGACTTGGAAAAGGCAGAATGGTATCTGCGGAAACTGATTTCACGTGTAAAATCGCCTGTCAAAACATTAT